TTCGCGCCAGCGCGAAGCGCCTCGTTGGGTGCTACCCGGAGCCTGTGCCGCCGGACGGCCAGTCCGACGTCATGGACCCGAACGCGGCCAGCGCGCCGATCACGTTGCGGCGCTGGCCAGGCATCTCGAACCTCGCGTCCACCAACACGCCGGGCGACACCGTTCGCGGTATGTGGGAGATGCAGGGGCTCCAGTACGCCGTCATCGGCGCGAACTTTTACTTGGTCAGCTCGACCGGGGTCCTAACGAAGCTGAACGGGGCCACGCCGATCACCGGCACCGGCTTCGTGCGGATGGCCGACAACCAGGCGTGCCTCGTGATCCTGCAGCCTGGGACGACCAACGCCTGGACCTACAGCCCGAACAACGGCGGCACCAACTTCCAGCTGCTGACGTCGGCGTTCTTCCAGACGCTCGGCGGCGCAATCGACGTGTGGTACCTCGACACGTTCCTGGTGTTCCTGGCGAATAACAACCTCGGCAACGGCAGCTACACGTTCTTCAATGACGACGGCAAGCAGGTGAGCGGCAACAACCAGATCACCTTCACGACCGCCGCCAGCTTCAGCCGCCAGTTCGGGACGGACCCGTTCTACGCGATGGTCATCGACCACCGCCAGGCGCTGTTCTTCGGCTCGCGCACGACGGAAGGCTTCGTGAACACCGGCAACGCGACCGGCACACCGTTCTCGGCCGCGTCCGACACGTTCATGCCGCTCGGCGTGCACCCGCAGTGCCAGTTCAGCGCCGTCCTGCAGGACAACACGGCCTTCTGGGTGGCGAACGACCTCTCGGTCCGCCGCCGCGAGGGGCAGACACCGCTGCGGGTCTCAAACCCCGGCATCGAGCTGGTGCTGCAGGAGGCCCAGCAGGCCGGCGAACTTACCGGCACCTACGCGCTGGCGCCGGTGTGGCACGGGCACCCGATGTTCGTGCTCACGATACCGCTCGCGGGGCGCAGCCTCGCGTACGATTGCGTGACCCAGCAGTGGTGGGAGCTGTCTTCCCTCATCAGCGGCCAGAACGTGCAATGGCGTCCGCTGAGCTGGTACAACGGCTTCGGCAAGCAGCTGCTAGGCGACGGGCTCAGCGGCACCATCGGGTTCTTGGACCCGACCGTCAACACGGAGTTTGGGACCGCGAACCCTACGCTGTGCCAGATGATCCTGCAGCCGATCTACAACCAGAACAAGCGCGTGATCCTGCGGCGCCTGGAGGCGGTCATTACGGCGGGCCAGGGCACCGTTGGCGCCTACGCCCCGAAGGCGACGCTGCTCCTGTCGGACAACTGGGGCGCGACATTCTATCCGGTTGGGGATGAGGACCAGACGCTCGGCGTGCCGGGCGACACCGACAACCGCTCGTACTGGCTCAACCTGGGCGCACACCGGTCCCTGACGTCGATGCTGCGGGTCACGGACTCGTCGCCCCTCTTCACGGTGGACGTGAACGCTGACATAGAGCTGTGTAGCTCGTGACGATTGCGCTGATCAGTAAGCCGGGAATCACGGGCGCGAGCACGCTCGCGATCCCGAAGAACTGGGACCCGCACTGGTTCCGCGACTTCATCATCAACCAGCTGAAGGGCGCTGACGTCCGCAACGCGACGAGCCCTACCGGCACGATCAAGATCGGCGGCAACATCTCGTCGCCGTACGGAACGCTGGACCTGAACACCGCCGCGAACTTTACGTTCACTGGCGACATCATCATAAATCCGGTAAGCGGCACGCCGCTGACGGTGAAGTTCAACAACACGTCGCTGTTTGTGGTGGGCGCCAACGGCCTTACGGCGCCGATCCTGCAGGGGTTCGGGCCGACCGCGGGCGGCCTCGTGGACATGACCGTGGACTCGGGCACGTTCACGGCGACGATCACGGGGTTCGCGGCACCACCGACCGGCACCGCTACGTGGTTTCGTATCGGCAAGTTGGTGATCCTGTTCCTGCCCACTATCACGGGCACGAGCAACAGCACATCGATGACAATGACCGGCTTGCCGGCTGTCATCCAGCCGCCGACGTTGTCGCAGTTCTGTCCTTGCCTACTGCAGGACAACACGACGAACGTACTCGGCTTCGGGCTGGTCAATGCGGCCAGCGGCACAATCACATTCACTCGCGGTGTCGTAAGCGGCACCGCCGTAACTAGCGCCTCCACCGGCTTCACCGCCGCGGGTACCAAGGGCGTGAACGACACGGTTCTGGTTTATCAACTGACCTAAAGGTGAGAACATGACTACGGACATCAAAGATTTGATCTCTCAAGCAGTCTCGGCGCAGCAACAGCCTGCGATCCCGCTTCACGTCGCCGCCAACATCTGCAAGATGCTGGAGCGCATACAGGTTACGGGCGTCGAGGCGATTGCGTGGGTCGAGGCGTACCAGCACATGCAGCGGCTAGGGGCGCAAGGTCCCGGCGTTCCGTTCGTGCCGCCGGCAGGGTAAGACTATGGCGCTCGATCTCACCGACTACGTACCCCACGGCATGGTCGCCGTCCTCGGCACGGTAGTCGCGTACGTGTTCCGCGATCACGTGAAGCAGGACGAGCGGCGGTTCGACAAGTTCGCTGACGCGTACACGCGCATGAACGGGAAGCTGGACGAGGCCATCAGCAAACAGTCCTCGAACCACGCCGAGATCCTGAAGATCCTGCTGGAGCAGAAACGGTGAGCATAAATGACACGACCATCCTTGATCCGCGCATTGATCGACGCCTCGCGGTTGACATCGATGCCGCGGAGGCTGATGTCCTTACGGCGTACTGGGACCCCATTGGCAAAGTATGGACCTGCGGACGCGGGCACGTCATGCCGCCTCCCGCGCCCCCGGCCACGTGGGCCGGATTCTCCGTCATCCAGTCCACCTCCGACCGGTGGTTCAGCACCGACATCCTGAACGCGACAGTGCTAGCGCAGAAGTGGGCGGAGTACGAGAAGTGCGATACCGACTGCAGGAAGAACGCCCTCATCGAGATCGCGTTCAACCTGGGCGGACGGTGGGAGGGGTTCCACAAGGCGCGCGCTGCCGCGCTCGCGCAGAACTGGCAGGCGGTGCACGACGAGCTGCTGAACAGCCTCTGGGCCGAGCAGGTGAAGGGCCGCGCGAAGCGGATCGCGAACTATTTTCTGACAGGTGAGTACCCATGCCAATCTGGAACCTGATCGCCGGGCCCGTGCTCGGCATCCTCGGTAAGTTGATCCCCGACAAGGCCGCGGCCGCCGCCGCGCAGGCGCAGCTGCAGATTCTGGTCACGCAGGGCGCGCTCAGCGAGGAGCTGGCGCAACTGCAGGCGGTCACGACCGCGCAGTCGGACGTCAACAAGATCGAGGCCGCCAGCTCGTCGCTCTTCGTAGCCGGCTGGCGCCCGTACGTCGGCTGGATCTGCGGGACCGCACTCGGGATGGACTGCATAGTCCGCCCGCTCGTCAACTGGACCGCCGCGCTCTGCGGGCACCCGGTTGATTTTCCGACTCTCAATGATCCGATCCTCAAGTCAACACTCGCCGGTATGCTGGGCCTCGGCTTTGGCCTACGTACCTTCGAGAAGTCGCAGGGGATCGCAGGGAATCACTGATGCTACCCGGTAACCTCGCAAACTCTATGGGCATGTACGGCGCCTCCGCCGTGCGGCCGCCGTCAACCGGGATGGCCTCGCCGGCTACGTCGGTGGGCGGACCTAACAACCCCGGCGCCGCCTTCAGCGGCGTCGGCGGCCAGGTGGGCGGCGGCGCGGGGTTCATGGGAGGCGGCGCGGGGGCCCAATCGGCCGGCGGCGGCCAGATTAGCGGGCTCAGCGCCACGCAGATGCCACACGGAGGCGTAGGCCAGCTGGTGCCGCAGATGCACGCGTCGGGTTTACCGAACGAGCCGCCGGCGGGGATCCACCCAGAGCTGTGGCAGTCGGTGCTGCAGCACCTGGGTCAGACAAACTTCGGCCGCGCGCTGCGGCCACAACTCGGTGGCCCTTCGCCATCGCCGCAGCTGGGTAATATAAATACCGGTCACGCATGGGGCGGCCCGATAGCCGGGCCCGGAGCAATGTACTAATGGACCCGACCACCGCCGGACAACTCGGCAACCTCGGCGCGTCGCTGCTCGGCACCGGCGCGCAGATGTACGGCCAACAGAACGCCGCGGAAGCAGTCTCGCGGGCCAATAACGCCGCGATCACGAACCAGAACACGGCGCTTGGCAACATCGGCAACATCTACCGGCCGTACACGGCCGCCGGCGCGAACGCGGAGACCGCGCTCGGCACCGCGCTCGGCACGAACGGTAAGCCGGCGGACTACTCCGGCTTCGAGCACATGCCCGGCTACGACTTCGCGGTCCAGCAGGGCACGCAGGCGATCCAGCGTCAGGCGGCCGCGAGCGGCAACGCCTACACACCTAACACTCAGGCGGCCATCGGTCAGTACGTGACCGGCACCGCGATGCAGGACTACAACACCTACATCCAGCAGCTGCAGCAGCAGGCCACGATGGGCGCGGGCGCGGCGGGCTCTCTCGGCAACATCACCTACAACACCGGCGCCAACACCTCGCAGCTCATGTCCAACACCGGCCAGTCACAGGCCGGCATGTACGCCGG